TATGTAGTTGGAAGAAGTGTTGAGAAAGCAGTCAATGTATATTCAAATTCAAAAAGTAAAGGAAAGTAGTGCCATATAAGAATTTAAAAGATATTGACCATATCACAGATTACGCTATTTTACTCGTAGGAGTATGGGGAGCATTTATGAATTATTTTAAAAGAAAGACCCATGAGTATTCTAAATTAAAAAAGTTATCTTTGTTTGCTTTTGATACTATAAGCAGTGCAGGTATAGCAATTATTACTTTTCTTATTATTCAAGGGTGGACACACAATGAAATATTAGCAGTAGGACTTAGTGGGTTTTTCGCTCATCAGGGGACAAGAGCTTTCTACACTATGGAGCAAATTATCACTAAAGTGGTTGAACAAAAATTGAATGTTAAATTAGGGGATAAAGATGGAGATAGTTGATAGCATTAAGAAACACGAAGGATTTGAGAGTAAACCATATATTGACCCCTTGGCATATAGTGGTATCCCTTTAGATGAATATGCTATAATTAAAAAAGATTGGAGTAGGTTAAAAGTAACATTTGGATATGGTTTTACTTTTTTAACAGAACCAGAAGCAGACTTGGTTCTTAATTATAGAGTCAACAATATAAGGTATAAGTTAAATGATAGATTGCCTGTACTTAAAAGACTATCTAAAAACAGACAAGATGTTTTAGTAGAAATGGCATATCAAATGGGTATAGATGGATTGTTAAATGGGCAAGACAGACACCTGAAAGAGCTAAAGAATTAGCCAATAAAATGTTAAAAGGATAATAAGTGATTAGTTATAAACAAGCTATGGGCTCTATAATGAAAATTAATAAGTATAGTAGTCAAGGATTTAACCCTACTAATGCTAATATACTTTTAGCTACTACAGCTGTGTTTACTCAAGAATTAGATAACACTATACTCACTTTACAAACAAGATTAACTACATTAGAAAATAGACTAGCTAATTATGAAAATCATACCCATAGTTATGTAGATGATACTATAAATGATACTGCTGATGGGTCTGGTACAACAACATCTACAACTAAAACAACAGGTATAGTTAGTTAATGAATATACTAAAAATATACCAGGATATTTCCACTTATTATGCACAATATCCTTCTATAACTGAATTTTTATCTGCTATTGGAATGGCTACTGGTATTATATATGAGGACGGTATACATTTAATATATGATAAAGATTATATCTATTTTTTTGGCGCTTTGCCTGAGTCGAGAACACCATCTAAACTTGGTAAATTTATATTAAGGTATAAACATTTAGTAGCAGGAAAACTATTCAAATCAAACAATATAAAGCCCTTTATAAATGGCTCCACAAAAGTATATGAGGGAGTATATAAATGGGAGCCGTAGTAGCCGTAGTAGCTTCTGTATTTACCTCTGCTGGAGTTTCAACAGCTGTAGCTAGTGGAATTGCTACGGGAATTGTTGCAGGGGCAGGTATAAGTGGGGCATTAACTGTAGCTGAAGGTGGCAGTTTTTCTGATGTACTTTCCTCAATGGCAACAGGAGCAGTGGTTGGTGGCATCACTGGTGGACTGGTTAGCAGCTTTTCATCTGCGGCTGCAACTTCTAGTTCAACTTTTGATATGAGTAGTCAAGGAATAATAAATGGCAGCTATACAGATACTTATTTTAGTTCACAATTAGGCAATTTAACTACTGCAACTACTACTGTAGGATTAGGTCCTACAGTAGTAGCAGCCGATGCATTTACTGGTGCACCTACAATATTAAATGCAAATATTATAAATGCTTATAATATTGGGGCTACTTCATTTACTACAGATGCTGCAGGTATTTCAGCATTTAATGGGGTTAAGGATTTTGGGCTATTAACACCTTACTCATCACAAGGTCAGATGTTAGGGTTTTCACAAGAATTAACTGCTAATACTATGAATTACTTAGGTATGCCTATAACAAGTAATACCTTAAATGTTATAGACAGTTTGTCTAAAGTTTTTAATATTATGAGTAGTTTAACAGGCAGTTTACAACCTACTAATGCTATACTAGGTAATAATGACTTAGGTCAAGTATTAAGAAATAGTATGCCTGATATAAAACAAAATCCTTTGATGAAAGGCTATCAAAGACAATTAGCTAAAAAACTTAATAGGATTAAAATACCAATAAATTATGGGAGTAATAAAATGGATGGACTTTTTACAGATTATAGAGGAGGATTAAGTAATGTATTAGCTCCACATTTAATTAATCCAAATGAAGGCTCTATATTTAATAATATAGATATAAATAGTGGAATACTCAATAGTATTAAAATGGGTATACCAGTAACTGGTAATACTTCTAAGTATAAGGCATATTTAGAAGATATTACTTATTATTTTATAAGTGATTATTTATTTAGTTTAGCTAAGATTGGTAATTTTTACTATCTTACTACTGAAAATCCGGCTTACACAGATGTATATAGATTAAATCTAAATCAACCAATATTAACTGAGGCAGATTTAATACCTGTATATTTAGTAGCACCTACAGTAAAGCCTACAATATCAGCTATAATAACTCAAGATACCTATTCTGCATATGCCTCATTAATAAATATAAGAAATTCTTCAGGAGTTGAGGAGACATATACAGCTACATTAGATAGTACTTATAATACAACTATACATACTGCACTTGTTAATAATACTGTATTAACTTTAAAAGGTACTTGTAGCACAGGTACACCTGATGGAAGAACAATTGTAGTTAATGTTGCAGGTATAGATTTTAATACAATTAGTAGTTCTGAGGCATTTTCAGTAACTATTCCAGACTTATCATTTTTATCACAACAATTAGATAGGGAATTATGGGATACCTATCAATATGCATATACTTATTATAATAGTACTACTGGCTTCGAGTCAATACCTATATTTAGTGATACATATTTAAGAAAAGCAACATCTTTAAAAATAAGTGGAATAAAGTATATACAAGACCCAGATGTTAATAAGGTAAGATTATATAGAATAGGTGGTTACTCATCAGTATATAGAAGAATAGCAGAATTAGACAATGTAGGTGATAACTCTATAGGCACATATACTGATAATATAACTGAGGCTATGACATTTTCTATTTTAGATACAGATAATGCATCAGCAGTTACTGGGCTAAAAGGATTATTAGAACATAAAGGTAGTTTATTTGCCTTCAAGAGCAATCAAGTATATTTTAGTATTCCTGGTAAACCTAATGTGTGGTCAGAATTTAATATGGTAAGAGTTGGTGGAGTTGTTACTGGCATTGCTTCAGTACCCTTGGGATTATTAATTCTTACAGACTCAAGGCAAACATATTTACTTAGTGGGACAGACAAGCATAACTATACTCTAGCAGCATTAGATAAAAGTGCTGGCTGTATATCATACAAATCAGTGCAAAACATAGCTAATGCAGCTATCTGGCTTGGCTATGAGGGTATAATGGTCTCTGTAGGTTCTGCTGTGCAAAATATATCAAAAACTAAGGTGGATGTATCAGGCATAGGTACTATACATAATAGTTTTTCTTATGATAATATTTACTATTTATGTGGGAGTAATTATACTTTAACTATTGACTTTAAATATTCTACTCCCTCATTTAAAAAATTGACTTTTACTGAAATAATAAGTATGACAGTAAAAAGTGGGCAAATAGACTATATAGATATAAATAAAAATGAGTTTAACAACTTATATATACAAGGAGAGTTAGCTACTATAAATTATAAATCTCCTATGTTTATAGGTGCTGCATATGATTTGGCAAAAGAGTTCACTAAAATTAATTTAGTATATAATGGTACATTTACTTATAAAGTATTTGTAGATAAAACTGAAGTCCTTAGTAAAAGCATTACAAGTTCTAAAATTTCAGTTGAAGAAATAAGTCTGCCTGCTGAGAATAGAGAAGGCTTATCACTGGAGTTGGAGATTATAGGTACTGGCAGTGTCCAGAGTTTTAAGTATTTATATGCATATTTAAACAATAATTAATATTAAATATGATATAATATAATAAAAGGATATAAAAATGAACTGGTTAGGACTTGGAGCATTAGGACTTGGAGCAGCTGGACTATATAATAGTTATAGTCAAGGGCAGCAAGCAACAGCAGCATCTAATAATTCTAATGCCTTAGCACAAGAACAATTAAAAAGAGCACAGGCTAAAGATGCTTATTATAAAAGTATTTATGGGGATTTAGAAAAAAATTTAAGTGACTATTACACTAAGCTTACTCCCTCAAAGCAAGAACAATTAGGGCTTAGTAGATATGCTAAGCAATTTAAACAAGCCCAGAATAACTATAATGCATCAATGGCACAAAGAGGATTATCTGGTAGTGGTATAGATGCTGCTGGAGCTAGACAAATGGAGATGCAAGCGGCTATGGATAAAACAAATATTATGCAACAAGCTGATGCACAAACAAGGCAAAAACAATTAGGGTTCTTAGGTGTAGGCTTAGGACAATCAAATATAGCTGCACAGAATGTAGCAAATAGTTATAACTCAGCAATGAACTCATATAATAATCAATCAAGATTAGCCCAAAATAATGCTAATCAATCTGGTGCAGCATTAGGAAGTTTAATGAAAGGAGCCGCATATGCTTATGGGAGAAATGATAAAGTGTTTAGTGGGAGTTTATTCTAATGAGTGGGTTTAGTAGTGCAATAGCTGGATTATCTTCTGGCTTAGGTCAAGGTATGGTAAGTAAGTCTCAAGGGCAAGATGCACAGCTCAATTATGAGGCTTTAATGCAAAAGAAGAAGCAAGCAGAACAGCAAAGTAGTAATAATCAGACATTATTTGACCAACAACAAAGATTAAATGATTTAAAACTACAACAAATGTATATGAAGCAAGCTAAGGATACTGTAGATTTTACTAAAAAATCTTTTGTACCATTAGTAACTAACTTTGTAAATGCATACCAGCATGCTCAGGATAATGGAGGATTAGTAGAAAAAATAGACCCTCAGAATGGCAAGGTATATAATGTGCCTGCAGATTTAACTGATAGTGTTAAAGATATGAAGAAGGCATTAGTGTATGACCCACAAGGGGCTGATTGGATTAATGGGTTTTTAGCTCCTAAATATGGTACTGATAAAAATCCTATCAATGATGTTACTTATGATGAAAAATCACATCAAATTATACTTACACAATCTGATGGTAATGAGATACCAATGAGTCCTCTTATGATGACTCACACCTTAGGCTTAGATAGGTATATGTCTACTAGGGAACTACAGAAATTAAATAATCAAACACTAGTAGACAATGAAAGATACAAGGCTTGGAAGGCTAAAGCAGACCTTATAAAAGCTAACTCTATAGATAACTTTAATAAAGTTAAAGCCAATACTGAGAAGATTAAACAACAAGAAGCCCTTAAAAGAACAGAATTAGCTATTGCTCAGGCTAACAAAAAAGGCCAAACTAAGGAACAAGTAGCAGCAAATTTACAAATGGTAAATAGTGAGGCCTATAAAGTATTAAATGAGTCACATGTTACTAAAGCAGAAGTTAAACCTATAGTAGATAAGTTATTAGCTAATAAGGCCTATACAGATAGTTTAGTTAAAAATCAAAACACTCTTTATAGAAAAGTTAATCAGCTAAAATATTTTAGGGATAAAACAGGCACTCTTAGTAAAGAACTTAATGCACTAGCAGATGGAGCAAAAACAGGAAGTTTTGAAACTGTAAATAAATTGTTGCTTAGGTATACAGGGCATAGTGTAGATAAAGCAGCATATTTAAAAGCAAATAGCTTATCTACCAGAATTAATTTAATGGTTATGGATTATTTACAATATAAGTCTGGCTCAGCTTTTGGTGCTGAGGAACTTAAAGGATATCAAGCTGCAGGTGGTGTTTTAAACTTTAATAGTCCAGATTTAGCAAAATCAAGTCTACAAGGTATGCATACTTATTTAGCTAATAAACTAAGAAATGAAATAGCACAAGTACCTACTGCCGCAGATAGACTAGTACTTAGTTATAATGCAGGGTATTTTAATAATACTCAGCCATCAGCTACTAATACTAATACTCAGCCATCAGATACTAATACTAATACTCAGCCATCAGATACTAATACTCAGCCATCAGAGGTTGATAACACACTAGCTAAGATAAATAGTTTTACTACTCAAGAAGAACTTAATAATTATGCAGCTAATCTTAAAAAAACTAATCCTGCACTGTATGAGAAAATACAGCAAAAACTTAGTGGAGGTCAATAATGACTGATTTACATATAAAAGCTAGAGATTACTTTACCATAGCTATGAATGAGTATGAGGGTAGTAGAGATGAAGCATCAGAAATAAGAGCCTTTAATCATAATAAACACTATACTATAGCTCAATTAAATGTACTTAGAAATAGAAAACAGCCAGAAGAAACTTTCAATATTATTAAGAGTTATAAGAGAGTGCTTAGTGGTTATCTCTCTTCTACTATTAATAATATAAATGTTAAAGCTACTACACCAGATAATACTGATAAAGCCTCACTAGGTAATGATATAGTACAGTATGTACTTAGAGATAATGACTTTAAAATGATGAGGGCTGATTTACAAGATGATTTAATTTTATCAGGGTTAACAGGATTTGAAATTACTCCTGTAGCTAGTGGTACTACAGATAGATTTGGCACCCCTAAAGTAGATTTACAGCTTAAGGTATTACACGAAAATGAGTTAGCTATTGACCCACTATTTAAACGTTATGATTATGAAGATGCTAGGTTTATCCATACTTTTAAATGGGTGCCTAATGAGTATGTCAAAGAGATGTGGCCTGATAAAGTACAGGAACTAGAAAAATGTATAAACACTGCCAATTTTAATAACTTTAATTATACTGCATCATTTAGTGGTATGTATAATACTTACTATAATTCATTAATAGTTAAAACACAAATGAAGGTAGGTAAAAAGATATGGCAATTATTATGGAGTGGCGATATTTTATTAGAGACTACAGATATAACACATTATGGTTCATTTAGTATACATCCTTTTACTATGGAAAAAACAGAAGATGCAGAATACTATGGTTTATTTAGGGAAGTATTAGAGTCACAAAAAGCTATAAATCAAGCTCTTATACAGATACAATTATTAGTTAATACTAATAAAGTGTTAGTAACTCAGACAGCTTTAGTGGATAATGACGTAGAAGCTTTTAGACTTCAATATAATCAATTAAATGCTATTATACCTGTAAAAGACCTAAATGGTGTAAGAATAGAGAATATGTCAGGAGATGTAGTAGCTCAGTATAATATAATATCTGCAGCTTTAAGTAGAATAAAACAAGTGCTAAATCTTAATGATAGTTTCTTAGGTATGGCAGGGTCATCTGCATCTGGTAGACAAGTTAAGTTACAGCAGAATATGACTTCTAGTGCACTACAGTATTTAACTAGTAAATTAGATTTTGTATACACTGAAATGGCCAAAAGCATATTAGAGATGGCTAAACTATATTATAGAGCTAATACATTAATAAGAATTAGTGATGAGGTTAAAGGTGATAGTTATACAGCAATAAATGACCCGGTAACTATTAATGGTGAAATACAATATAAAGACGAAATAAAGTTCGATGATACTGGAGTAGCTAGATTAGAGCCTTGGTTTTATAAAGAGTCTACATTAGATGACTTAGATTATGAAGTAGAGCTTACTACATCAAACTATAATGAGACGGATGATATGGAAAGTTTACAACTAGATAATATTATCCAGGGGCCTGCAGGGCAAATGCTTATGCAGACTGACCCTGGAAAATATGCAGAAGTAGTAGCTTTAAAAGCTAAAGTAATGAAAACAAGAAATAGTGAAGCTATTGCAGATATTTTTAACCAAGTAGCTAAGAAACTTGAAGGTGTGCCTACACAAGACCCAAGACAAGTACCTCCAGTGACACCTGGTGGTCAGGGACAGTCTCAACAAGGTGGAACATCTGCTGCAGGAATGATGTCTGCTGCAGGAATGACTAATGATGCTCAGCCAGCTGGGTATAATTTACCTAAAGGATAATAAATGTTAGATATAAATAGTGCATTTGGTTTGCCAAGTGCAGATAATACACCTAAACCAGGTAATGCTCAGCCACCACAACCTACTAAACTAGATGTAAATAGTGCCTTCGGGTTACCAAGTGCAGATAATATAATGCCAGGAGCTAATACACCTAACCCAGGCAATATTAGTAATGCTCAGCCACCACAACCTACTGTTAATCCTGATGGCACTATTAGTACATTGACTACTGGACAGCCAGAAGATAAACAAGGAGCAGTTGATAAGGTAGTAAAACAAGCAAAGGAATTTACAGGACAAGCAGTTTTAGGTATAAGAAGAGATATAACTTTACCTATATTAAAAGTATTAAAAGACTCTGGTGTAGTACCAGTAGATACAAATGTTGATGCTACTATAAAGGAAGTTAATAAAGAAATAGCACTATATGATAAAAACCACCCAGATGAGTTTATGCATCCAAGTACTGTAGCTTCATTAGCAGGAGTAATGGCAATAGCCCCAGAAGCAGCATACTCTACGGCTATTAGAGCTGCAGCATCTTCAGGAGTGCTGGCAGCTCTACATGAATTAGGCAAAGGTAATAACTATGAGAATGCTGCAGAGGCGGGAGCATTAGGAGCTGCTTTTGGTGCTGTAACTGTAGGGGGAGTAAAGTATTTAGGCAGATTGCTGAAGGGTAAACACCTTAGTAGTGCTGCTGAGAAAACCTTGTACAACTATACCTTAAAGCACTACAATGTTACTCCAGAAGAGGCTGCAACACAATATAGTAAATGGTCTCAACTCAATAAGACTGACGGCTCTTATGGAGATAAAGTTAAAGCAGTTATGGATAATCTTGGCGATGTTGGAGCAATGGCTAAATCTGAAGTTGCTGCAGGTAGCCCATCAGCTACTAGCACTATTATGGGAGATATGAAAAATAGAAAAAAATTAATAGATACTTTAGCTACAGGTGATGGAACTACTATACAAGATGTAGGCAATAAAATAGTTACCCATGCAAAAATAGTTAAAGCCAATTATAGCCAAATAGCACAAAAAATAGATAAAGTTTCAGTAGATACTTCTAAGTTACCAGAAATACCAGTAGCCTTGGATGATGCTACTACAGGCAATGCTAAGGAAATTAAACAATTATTAGGTGGAGATAATACTACAGCTAAAGACCTTGTGGATGCTATGCCTATTATAAATGATATGGTTAGTAAGACTAAGGGTAAGACCCAGTATAGTTGGAATGTTCTAAAGAAATCAGTAGACAAAGAGTTAAAGAATAGTATAGACCCAGAGACTTATAAGTTGTGGAAATCATCAAATAAAGATTATGCTAAAATGTCTCAATTAGTAAATAGTAAAATAGGTGAAACTATTAGAAGAACATTAGGAATGGTTAGAAAATCAGAGAAACTAACTTCTGAAGAAGCAATAAGAAAAATATCAAAACTTGATGGAGGAGATAATACATTTAAAAACTTAGCTTGGTTAACAGGGAATAAGACAGCTGCTGCATTTGAAAGAATGACTATTAAGGAAGCATTAGGTAAAGGCTCAGAGAATGTTAGTTGGGCACAATTAGCTAGAAATGTAGAAAAGAAAGGCTTTGTTACAGAAGAGGGTAAGCAGTTACAAAACCTAATAACTACTATGAGAGACACTTTTGCAACTGATGATAAACTTAAGGATATATGGTTTCAAAATAGAGGGTTATCTGCAGGTATGTCAGATAGTATATTATCTAAAATTAGGTTTAGTTTCGTAGGTAGAGCTTTTGATATATTAGTTAAGCATATACCTTTTAATGAGACAGCTACTCATATGAGAAGAATGTCAGATTTACAAGCAGTACTTAGAAGTCCTACTAAGCTTAAAGCATTTGAAAAAGCACTTAGTGAAGCTTCAGATGGAGTTAAACTTAAAATAATGGAGGATGCAGTTAAAAAATTAGAATATAAAGGACCTAAAACTACACTACCACAAGGAGAGAAATTATATGGTACAACTAAGGGTACCATAGGTACTACTGGACAAGTTTCACAACTTCCACTGTATGATGCCCAGAAAGAGATAGTTACTAATAGTCTTAAGGATGCAGGTTATTCTAAGAAAGTATTAGATAAAGTTAATAATATAGTTATTAGTGGTAACAAGAGAATAGAGAATGTTATGAAGTCTATAAATGGGCAGATGAAGCATAATGATATAGTAAGTAACACTAATAGAATGAAGGCTGCTATAGATAGAGAAGTTAAAACCATAGTAGCTAAGATTAACAAGGATGCTGGGGTTAAACTACCTCCTGAGGAAGTACAGAAGATAGTTAAACTGAAACTAGATGCTCTCAAAGCAAATTCCTCTCATAAGTAGAGTTGTTGAAATCTTTCTTTTTACTAACTCTTTTATATACTTGGTCTGATATAGCCCCTTTAACCAATAGATGGTTTACAGTGGTTGTATTAGACCCATTAGTATTAAGAATACGGTCCCTACGCTGAATAAACTTGCTACCACTATAATCAGAACTAAATATAATAAAATGCTTAAGATGACTAAGGTCCACCCCTTCAGCATCTGCATTAGATGAGTAGATAGTAGCTTTCTTAAACTCTTTAGCAAGTAACTTTCTCTCACCAATAAAGTGGCACATAATACCCATATCTTTAGTATCGCCAAATACTTCCTTAACATAATCTATTTTCTCCCTATTTCCTAAATCTATATATTTTTCATCTATCTTACATACACCACCCTCAAGCATATGAAGAGATGTTCTTAGTTTCATAGTACTATCACATACTAATTTATAATTATAATTAAATCTACAAACAGGACACTTATTTTCTGGCTCATTTATATGTAAGTGTGTATTGCATATTGGACATAATAATCCCTTAAGTATATTTTGACCTACTCTAGCTATTTGATGTTTTTGAAGGGTGTTATATAGCTCTTTTGTAGATTTATCTAATTCTATATAATGAATTTTATCTGTTGATTTTATAGTTATACCAGCTTCTTCTTGTGTTATATAAATAGTAAACTCATCTATCTCATTTAATAACTTTGGGTCATACTTATCATACTGTGCTATATCTCTACCCATAGCCTTAATATAGTAGGGCTTACCATATACTCTGAAGAAATTATAAAAGGTACTAAATTTAAAGGGATTAAACTTACTAATACTCATCTGATAGTATATACTATTAGCACTCTCAACTATGGCGGTACCGCTAAGATGTATATGTGGCATATTATAGCATAGTTTTCTTATTAGTCTATACCTATTTGAGGGTTTGCCAGTCTTGCCTAAGTTATGGGACTCATCAATAATAACTAACTGGTAATCTTTGGCTTTAAGCTTAAGATAATACATACCCCCTTTAATAGAGCCTACTTGTTCATAGTTAGTTACATAGTATTTATGCTTTAGATTAAGTTCTTTATCTTCTATAAACTTAGTCCATCCAGGTATAGCATTCTTTTTGGTTAACACTAGTACACTGTCTATCTTAGTAGACATTTCAGCTACTAAGATAGCAGTTAAGGTTTTACCGCTTCTAGGTTTGCCAGCTATGTAAACATAGCCTAATTCCTTAATTAGCCCAAAGCTTAACTTTGCTTTTTCTATTTGATAGTTATATGGTTTCATCTATTTCCCTATCTATGTCCCTAACTTTAGTTGGTTCAAAATTATCTTCAATATACTCTTGTATAATTTCGTTTATATCAGCTTTTTCTATGCTCTTAGTATACTCAATAATATCAAGTAAATCATCTCTTGTTAATTCATCTTTTATGTCCTCAAAAGAGGGGTATTCATCTATATAATATTTCATTTTAACTCCTTATATAACTTTCGTTTTTTAATTTCTTCAGACATAAGTTCAGGAATAGCCATTCCTTTCCTTTGTAAAAGTTTTATGGTATTAACTAAATGGCTATTTCCCATATCAACAATATTTATTATTTCTCCATCTTTTGTTCTCCAAGTTGTGCTATCTTCTGATATAAAATTTGGAGAGTTATATACTCTTTCACAATCATAATCATAATATCCCATATCTTCTGCATAACTCATTTTAACTCCTTTAATAATCTCTCATTAAACTCTATTGCTTCAAAAATATCATCTATCCTTTTATCCTCACGATGCCCAAAAGGTTCATTATAAAGTGAGCTGATTAATTGTTTAGCACTCTTAACTTTATACTCTAAAGCTTGTATATAATGCATATCTGCAAACTCTGATGGCTCTATGCCATATAAATATAATGTAGTTTTCATTTTATTTCCTTCAAGGATTTTTGTAGTTCTTTTATAAAGAATTTACATTCCTTGATAATATATTCTTTAGC